CTCCCACGGGCTGATAAGCCCGAATCACCCCCTAAAAGGGTGATCTCCACCTAAGTTTTAGGCTAGACGACTTAGGACGTCCATAACGTTCCAAGTGGTCACTTAAAACCATGGGTGGCGCCCATGGCATGTCCGGCTCCTTCGAGTCGAACGTGCTAGATTGATGCCAGGGGACATATCCCCTTAACCAAGCATCAGTGTCTAACTTAAGCAAACACTTGAGGAGGGCACCACTCCCCTCTAGATGATCTAGAGGGGGCTTGGCCTGCCGAACATAGCCCTTGACAAGGGGGCTATGCAGGTATGGATGAGTTTTCTCGGATTGGTACCCGAGAACACTCTCCCTGCCCAACACTGGTGAGGTTGAAAGAACGATAGGATAGTGCTTTAGCACTCTCCGGATTCGTCCATCCAACCAATCACATGTCTGCCAGTAGCCAGCGTGATACAACTGGTTACGAAGAGACACAAGTGATTCTACACCAGTCACGTTACTCCGTTGTGTCGGAAACACTTGCCGGACACGAGTAATACTTACATCGTGTCCATTAAAGTACTCCCGACCACAAGACTCTCTGAACTTTCCAGTCCAGAAAGACTTGTCCAGACCAACACGAGCACCGAAATGCTCGAGCGTCTGTACAACGGATGGCACATGGTCTACGGGGACAATTAAGTCGTCACCGTAGACGCGCACCGAGTCGGAGAACTCTCTAAGAGATCTCCGATTAAGGGGCGTGTTGAGCGACTTCTGAATCCCCAAGAAGATCAATGTCGTAAAGACCATTGCTTCCACAGGGAAACAGAGCGCTGAACCCATAGACGCGAACTTGGCAAGCCTAATAATAGACTTGTCAGGTAAGACAGCCCGCCTAGAACGTGTTGCATCGACCGCCTCCTTGAAATGAGGCCAATCGGACAACATAGTCCTTACGAGCTGATTGGAAACTCTATCGGATGCGTCACTCAAATCGAGTGTAGCGGTTCTCTGATCAAGAGAACCACTCCGAGCAAGCTCCTGATTAGGAGTTTGATCGTCAAATCCGATAACCTTCCGTAGGAAGTCATCCCTATAGAAGTGCTCGAGGAAACTGCGAAGAATCCCCTGCTGCATGTATTGCATACAGGTTGGTTCCATCGCAATCACTCGAGGAGTTTTCAGTGTCTTAGGAACGAGGATAACCTTTACAGGCATCTCCGCTCCGGGTTCGAGGTAGGTCACCTTATCCAACTCACTGGAAAAATTCCAGTTTGGGATAAGATTCGCGTAGGCAGGAAAAACTGCCTCGAGACGATCAGTCCAGACTGCTTGAAGGTATTTACGGTTTCCCGTAAGACCATCAGCAGTTGATCCTGGACCGTGCTTAGGGACAATGCGCCCATAGTAGATATCTCTATCTACTTTGGTAAACACTGACCTAAAAAGCATGTTTGACATATCCTGAAAATCAGCAAGATCACTCTTGCTAATTTCAGAGTCAAACAATCGGACCTCCTGCTCACACTTGATGTAGTTACGTATTGCTTTAACCCGACGTGTTTTTGAACACTCGAGCTCCATCTTACCAAACATCAGTGTTAACTGACGAATGGCACGGATGGAATCAATACATGGCTCATCAAGCAACACGCCACTCCTCCTATCGAACACACGGTTGAAGAAACCTCCGAGAAATCGGGGGAAACTTCCTCCTCTTTCCGAACGGAAAGAAGAGTGGATACCGGCATGACCTTGGTCGAGCCACTTTTGGGTAGCTTTTCCAAGATCAGGCAGGGTTATCGTTAAGAACGACAACCCCTCGTGTTCGACACGAGCCAAGACCGTATTAATGTCTTGGCTGGCGCTAGTGCAGCACAAGTTAGCCGATTCCTCGGCTAACTGGGACCAGAGTGACATCAGGCTTTTCATCAGTCCTCCTATATAGGGGGTAAGCTGATCCTTAGCCTAATGCACTACGTCTGATGCCTCACCCACTCACGTGGGCGGGGAACAGTACAATATGATCCTTTTGTATAAAGGAAACATAGAGTACTGTAACACCAGACACCACGGAGTAACACACTTTCGTGTGTTTGCCTGGCACATTCAACCTGGGCCTTGTAAAGGACCTTTAGTTGAATAATGCGTTGATGATTCGATCACCAACATTGAAGAGAGTAAACACGATCAAGATCGTTTTATAACTAATCTTGATGTGAATACTCAATTCGTTGAAATCGATCTCATCGCGGCGAAGCCTCAGATTGGACCATTCACCACCACCGCCTTCCAGCGATGATGGGAATGGACCTTTCGTTGGCCCCTCGCTACGACTCACCACCAAGAACCTTGGTGATGAGCGCATCCGAGCTCGCCGTATATAGGGTTTTGAAGCCCGTATACACAGCCAGAACCTCTGCAGCCGTATATCCAGCGGGTGGAAGGTCGAAGACGAGATAAATCGCCGACGTCACTTTCACATTTTCGCTAGGACGAAACGGATCAGCGGTGAGCTTGGAATGGTCGAGCCTCACCAGTCGCCGTGCCCTATTCCCTTTTGCAAGGGAATGGTTCACGGACAACTGGATAAGTCCATCAGCCGAAGTGTAGTGAGACTCGTCGCCTTCCGCAAAAGTACGCGGAAGAGGACTAGTCACTGCACTGATGGTGATGGATTGAGGATCGGTAAGTGCCATTAGGCATCACTCCTAGGGCCATGGTCTATGACCCATTTCGGCGTTTTGACGCAGGACATTAACCTGTAGTCACACACGGCTTATGCCGAGTGCAGCCACAATCGCCTTCTGCTGGTTTGTAAAACCAGACAAGGTGAGGCCGAACCCGAAGGGTGTCGCCCTCCTGCGTATCTTGGTTTCAGTAACCAAGGTAACACTAGGAGGGTACGTGCTTACTGGTTTCATACCAGTAGGCCCGACAAAAGTATACTTATCACGGACCACAGAGTGCTCCATGATATAGCCATACTTTAGGACGAGACCGTCGGTTGACCAGCGATTCATATTATGTATGAGATCGCCGGTATTGGAGAACCAATCGACAGCCCAGCTCCAAGGAGCCGCGTTCCACAAGACCTCTAGATCCAGGTCCAATCCGAGCACATCTATAGCCCGGGTTGCATGGTCCACAAAGCTATCTCCAAGGTCAGGGAGATACTGAGTGAACGCACCTGAAAACCAGCGGTCAATCGACGTTTGTCGATTGCGGACGACGGATCCTTGGTTCCACTTAGACGTATCATACCAGCCAATTACATCTGTGCCACCTACACCGTAGGGGCTGCAGTTGCTTTTGACGGTAGTATTCGTCTCAGTGCGAATAGGTGGAAAACCATACCGTCGACGAACGACCCTTCCGTTATCTTTTTGAAGCTGTTTATATAGCTTCGAAAGATTAGTGACTCCAGAAGCAAAATCCTGGATATCACTTAGGAGGGGCTTCCAACCGAACTGAACGTTAAGGTACTCGTCACCGAGAGATTGCCTAGCCTCTCGGATTCCACGAGTACGTGCTTCCCATGAGGACGCCCCAAATAAATGAGGTAGTCCATCACGGTAAAGCTCGATCAGCGAAGTTAGAAGGTTCGCGACGTTATTCGACGGAGCACATCTCGCAATGGCTGTCGTTCCATACTTCATCAAATCGATTTCACTCGATTTGGCTGAAGGAGGAAACGGCATCGAAGCCGGTGGAAGAGGGAGTATAGCTTGTTCAGTATACTCTCTAATCTGCGTCTTCGTTTGACCAGTGGGAGATGGATACCAGCCAGAATCTCGTACCTGAGACACCGTAAAGAACGGATTCTCAACGTACGATTTCTGCATGGTAAAAGCTCCGCCGGTATCTTGGATGACGTGTCGGACTGTCAAATTATCTATGACAAGTCCAGTCCGCCATCCAGCATGGTTTTCGGACTCAGTTACCTGAGTCCCAATCATGGGTGACCAATTACTAGTCATATTGTAATTGATCACGCGGTCAGGGACTTCTGGCAAGAAACCCCTAAACTGCGTTCGATAGTATTGGTTCGGTCCCGCAAATGGGAGCGAACGTTTCCTAATCGAACCCATGTAGCACCAGAGCTCCTTTCTGGTTCCT